AATTATGTATGAAGATTCGATTTATACTAGAACGTCTCATTATTCTTATGAATTAATAAACAACAATTTAAGGCTTTTTCCAACGCCGAGTTATTGGTCACTGCAATTAGATCGAATATGGTTTAAATTTTATGTAGAAAATGCGTCTTGGAAAGAGCCAGACGGTTATCACGATGGTACTCTCGGCGTCAATAATATGAACACGCTGCCATATGAAAACCTGCCATATGAAAACATTAATTCAATAGGCAAACAGTGGATTCGAAAATATTCTTTAGCCTTGTGTAAAGAAATGTTGGGACAAATCCGAGGCAAATTTACAACGATACCGATTCCTGGTGAAAGTGTAACTTTAAATCATGCAGAATTATTGGGACAAGCAAAAGAAGAGCAAGAACAACTAAAAACTAGCTTGATAGAAATGTTGGCTTCCATGGAATATCTCGAATTGTCTAAGAGAGAAAGCGAAATGGTAGAATCAACCGCAACAACGTTTAAAAACTCTCCGCTACCAATTTTTGTAGGATGATAAAAGATGGCAAATGAATGGGATCAACCTGAAAGTCCTCCGCCTCCGCTATTTCTTGGCAAAAAAGAGCGAGACCTTGTAAAACAAGTAAATGATGAATTAATTGAAAAGGTCATCGGTCAGCAAGTTTTATATTATCCCATTGATATGGAAACTACTAATTTTCATGATTTATATGGAGAAGCAATAGAAAAAACATATTTACCTCCAGTTAGAGTTTATGCCTTAGTTGAATATACTTCTTTTGAAACGGAATATCTAGAAAGTGCCGGAATTGATAAGCAATGGGAAGTCATGGTTCATTTTCATAAAAGAAGATTAACTGAAGATCAGGATTTATTTGTACGAGAGGGTGATTTTATTTTGTATAATAATCATTACTATGAAATAGTTAAATTGTCTGAACCAAAATTATTGTTTGGTCAATCCGATAGAGAATTTGAAATCGCAGCAACTTGCAAGAGAGCGAGAAAGGGACTTTTTGATGCTACCTGATAATTTTGATTTTGCGATGTTAGCGCCTGGATCTTCAAAATATACTTTGAAAGAATTGGGGATGTTGGCATCCACGCTAGAAACAATTGATTATGCCATGGTTTCGTGGCTCAAAGAAGATCTTAAGTTAAGTTCTACAACAAATGAGGGATTTACTAGCGTTCCTGTGCTATGGCAAACACCTGAGCGCTCGTTTCAAGTTAAAAACGAAAAAGAATTAAGAGACTATGCCGGCGCCATAAAGCTGCCTCTAATGAGTGTGGAGAGAACCGGCATTACAAAAGATCCGGCAAAAAAAGGCGCCTTCCAAGCACATTATTACTCAAAAGCTAAAAACGGACGCTCCGGAAGGTGGGTGATTGCAAAAAGATTGGTTGAAGACAAAACGCGCAATTTTGCTGTCGCAGCTGCCACCAGAGGCGCCCAAGAAACCGGCGGAACAAAACAGAGATATTATCCAAGAGTAAATAAAAAAGTTGTTATACAAAGCTTGTCTGTTCCCATTCCTGTATATATAAATGTTGCATATAAGATTATCATCAAAACAGAATATCAACAACAAATGAACGAGCTTTTGCAGCCTTTTATTGCAAGAACAGGACAAATTAATGCTTTTACAATGAAAAGAAACGGTCACTTGTATGAAGCATTTATTGATCAGGGGTTCTCACATAGCAACAATGTAAGTAATTTGGGAGAAGACATGAGAATGTTTGCTACTGAAGTAACAATTAATGTTCTTGGGTATTTAATTGGCGAGGGAGAAAATGACGATCGTCCGATCGTTAGAGTTGATGAGAACACCGTAGAGGTGACATTTCCACAAGAACGAATTGCCCCTCCCGGTGTTCCGAATATTTTTGGTAAAACAATTTGAGTTTAAATATCTTTTTTATCACTTCCTGAAGTTGCTTTTACCGCCTTTTGAGATTAAAAATACTATTTAATTAATGATTGCACTATCATTTGTGAGTTTTTTATAAGAGGAAAGCAACATGTCAGTAAAAAGTTTTAAGTTTGTATCTCCTGGAGTGTTTATTAATGAAATAGACAACTCCTTTATTCCAAAATCCGCCGAAGCTATCGGGCCTGTGGTTATTGGGCGCGCCCGCCGCGGCTTGGCGATGCAGCCCGTAAAGGTTCAGTCTTATTCAGAGTTTGTTACAATGTTTGGTGATACCATTCCGGGTGGTGGCGGTGGCGATGTTTATCGTAAGGGAAATCGCCAATCTCCTATGTATGGTACGTATGCCGCCAAGGCATTTTTAAGAGCCAATGTTGCTCCTCTTACTTATATCCGCCTGTTGGGACAAGAAAACTATACTACTGATGGCTCGGGGGGCGATGCCGGCTGGAAGACCACCAATAACGCAAATATTGATTTCTTCTCTAATGGTGGTGCTTATGGTATGTGGATTTTTCACTCCGGTAGTGACGCGGACTGTGGTTTAGGTAGACTTGGAGCTGTCTGGTATTTAGATAATGGCACCATTGCTTTGAGCGGTAACGTCAGAGGCGGCCTTCACTTCGAAGACGGCGTACCGGGCCATTCTAGCAATAAAACCGCATCAATGGGCGCTGTTATCGGACAAAGTAGCGATAGCTTGTGGGTGGCTGTTGTCAGCGGTTCGGGGATTGGAGAAAACAAAGTTAAATTTAATTTCGACCAAACCTCAGAAAACTATATTCGCAAGAAGTTTAATACCAATCCTCAAGTAGGAAACACAAATGCATCTAGTTTCTTCCCAGCCGCAACAGAGCGCTCCTATTGGCTTGGTGAGACATTCGAAGCGTTTTTGAGAGACGGCAGCAGAGATTCAAACGGCTTCATTGATGGAAGAAGCCTTTTAACGGGATCACAAGCAGTTATACTGCCTCTTCAAAATTCTTCAGGTGTCGGCATGCAGAGCATGAAACAAGAATCTAGAGAAGCTGTTGCTGGGTGGTTTATTGGCCAAGATTTTGGTGCTGCAGCTTCTTATGTTCCATTTAATAAGCAAAAATTGTTTCGATTAAAGGGCCGCGGCCACGGCGAGTGGTTGCATAAAAATGTAAAAGTATCAATTGAAAAGATTAGATCTTCTACAAGTAATACGACTAAATACGGAACATTTTCGATTGTTTTGAGAAAAATTGATGATACTGATAATAATGTAGTAATAATCGAGCGCCACGATAATCTGAGTCTTGATCCTACATCTGTAAATTTTGTGGCTAGAAGAATTGGCGATAAGTATTACAAGTGGGATTACACAAGCAAGCGTCTTAAGCAGTATGGAGAGTACGAGAATCAATCTAATTTTGTTTATGTTGAAATGAATGCTGATGTGGAGGCTGGTACTACAAAAGCCTCTTTGTTACCTTTTGGATATTTTGGACCGCCTAAGTTTAGCGATGTGTATGGTTTAATTAGTGGTTCTTATTCGACTACGCGTGGTTCCACCGGAACCTCTCTGGCCGGTGGTACTGCAGCTACTAATGCATACGTTACTGGTGGTGCACTTGTTACATATGGTGCCGGCGGCGAAAAGGATGTTGCTGTTTTAGGCGCCACAAACTGGCTTTCAGGCGGAACCCACGACGACGGCGTTGACGCCGGCGGCTTCTTGACAGGATCTTTGTTATTCCCTGTTGTAAGGCTGCGGAACTCAGCATCTGATGGCGGAATGTCTGATTCTACAAACGCTTATTTTGGAATGCAGACCACTCAGCAAAGTGCTTCGCTGCAAAATCAGCGAGGAATTCACTTTGCTCATAGATTGCTGTATAAAGACTTTCCTTCCGATCCGGTATCAGACGGTTGGCGCAATGCCGCTGGTGTAGATGCTTGGTCTTATGTTTTTTCCATGGACGATATTGTAAGTGGTTCTGATGGCATGTACTATAGTTCAGGATCTCGTGTCCGAGAAGATTCGGTTTCTACAGCCTCTATTACTGATTTGTTGGATGATGGATATGATAGGTTTACTGCGCCATTTTGGGGAGGTTTTGATGGATGGGACATTATGAAGCCGGATCCAATGTATAATGCTGGAATGTCTTCTACTTCTAAAGATACAAATGACTATGCTTATTATACTTGGAAGCGAGCTATCGACACGATAGCTGATCCTGAGTTTGTTGATATGAATATGTTGGTAACTCCCGGGTTGACACTCAAAGAGCTTACAACTCATGCAGTTCGAGTTTGCGAGGAACGAGCAGATGCCATGGCCCTCATTGATTTGCCGGATGTATATATTCCACCTCATGAGGCATACAAAACAACTAAGTCGGCCAGAATTGGAACTACTCCAGTACAGGCAGCAAAAGCGCTTAGCGAGAGAGATATTGATTCTAGCTATGGCGCCGCATTCTATCCTTGGGTTCAAACAAGGGATGAGGGCACAGGTCAGCTAGTTTGGATTCCACCAAGTGCGGCTATTCTTGGCGTCCTCGCTAGTTCTCAAGCGGCTTCGGAGCTTTGGTTTGCGCCCGCAGGCTTTAATCGTGGTGGCTTAACTGAAGGTGCTGCCGGAATTCCAGTTACAGGCGTAACTGAAAGATTAACATCTAAAGATCGCGATACCTTATACGAAAGCAATATTAATCCCATTGCTTCCTTCCCCTCTAGCGGAATCGTTCTTTTTGGGCAAAAGACGCTTCAAGAGCGCCAAAGTGCTCTTGATAGAATTAATGTAAGAAGGCTGGTTATCTATCTCAAGAAGCAGATCTCTGTTCTTTCTACACAAGTACTTTTTGAACAGAACGTTCAGGCTACTTGGAATAGGTTTAAGTCTCTCATTGAGCCATTCTTGGCAAATGTTAAGGTACGATTTGGTATCACGGATTACAGATTAATCCTTGATGAAAGTACAACAACGCCAGATCTTATCGATCAAAACATTATGTACGCCAAGATTATGATTAAGCCTGCAAGGGCTATTGAGTATATCGCCATCGATTTTGTGATTGCATCCACAGGTGCTTCATTCGATGACTAAAAGACAGGGGATTTTCCCCTTACCCCACTATTTAATTTAGAATACATATAGGAGTTTCGCAAAATGGCATTCTGGTCAACAAATTTCGGTGAAGATACCACGTTAAAAGATCCAAAGAGAAAATTTAGATTTACTGTAGAGCTACAAGGTATTAATGCATCTGCCGGCGGCGCAACCGCTTGGTACGCAAAGACAGTTTCGAAGCCCTCTTTTCAGATTGCTGCTGCCGAGCACAAATATTTAAATCACACCTTTTATTACCCTGGCTCGGTAACTTGGCAGGATGTATCCTTGACCCTTGTCGATCCGGTTGATCCGGATATGGCTGCAACTTTATCGGACATTGTGGTACAATCAGGCTATGCGCCACCCACAGATTCAACAACTTTGACAACAATGTCAAAGGCAAAATCTGCTGGAGCCCTTGGAACTGTAATTATCACTCAAATTGACTCTGATGGAAATCCTCTTGAAACTTGGACACTTTGGAACTCATTCATTACAGAGCTTAAGTATGGTGATTTGGAATATGGTGGTGATGATTTAACTGAGATGTCCGTGACCCTTAAGTATGATTGGGCGAGAGTTGAGACAGCTGGCCAATCTTCTGCTGTTGCCGGTGAGGCTGGAAGCGAATTCTTCAGTATTTAAAAGACAAATAAAACGCGAGGTGTATATTGTCAAGAAATAAAGAACGCACAGGCGCTAGCCGGCCTGATGTGAGTCCCCCTCCTGCTTTAGCGCAGAATAATAATGATGGCTTTTCCTTCGTTGTGCCAACTGAGTTTGTTGAGCTTCCATCAAAAGGAGAATTTTATCCAGATGGTCACCCTCTTAAGGGACAAGATAGCATAGAAATCAAACAAATGACGGCAAAAGAGGAAGATTTTCTTACCTCTAAGACGCTCCTGAAGAAAGGAGTTGCTATTGATCGGGTTCTTCAAAGTTTAATTGTGGACAAAAGAATTAGTCCTGATACACTGTTGGTTGGAGATAGAAATGCGCTTCTAATTGCAATAAGAGTTAGTGGTTATGGTAATGAATACAAAACAAAAGTTACATGTCCTGCATGCAATACGATTCAAGAGAACCTGTTTGACTTAAATGAAGTTGATATTTATAATGGCGGTGATATTTCTAAATTAGATGTTACAAATAATGGTGATGGTACATTTACCACAGTATTACCAAAAACACAATTAAAAATCGCATTTAGACTTTTAAACGGAAAAGACGAAAAGAGCCTTATGATGGGAATGAAATCAGATCGCCAGCAAAAAATTCACGAACGAGCCGTCACACGACAACTTTCAAAATTTATTGTTTCCGTGAATGATAATTCGACTTCTGAGGCTGTTAACTATGTTGTCAACAATGTTCCTTCGATTGATTCTCGTCACATAAGGCTTGCATATAAGCTTGCGGCACCTAATGTTGATCTTGCACAAGTATTTATTTGCAAAGAGTGCGATCATGAACAAGATATGGAGGTTCCGCTCACTGCGGACTTTTTTTGGCCTGACCGATGAATACATAGAAAATATTTATGAACAATTTTTCTATTTAAAATATGCAGGAGGTTGGTCATTTATTGAGGCATACAATCTACCTGTAGGCTTAAGAAAATGGTTTGTAACTCGTCTCACCAAACAACTAGAAGCAGAAAAAGAAGCGGCTGAAAACGCACGGAAAGGAGGAGCCAGCTCTCAGACGCTTTCTGTGCATAATCAGCCAGCAATTCCTCAACAATATAGAAGAAAGACAAAGTAGC